ATCAAGGTAATCCAGTTGAGTAATGCCACCAACATCAAAACAAATTTGTTGTCGGTTATTGACCCATACTTCATTTTGTGTTATGAGTCCCCATGGAGAAAAACTCTTCATTCTTTTCTCACCGAGAACGCGAGAAAGTCTGCCACAAATATATGGAATATCATAAAATTGAATGTTCCATCCAGTAACAACCTCAGGAACATTATTTTCCCAATAAAACAAAAACTTATTTAAAAGTTCATACTCGGAAGAACACTGAATATAATTAACATTACTCTGAGTATTTTTAAATGGACCATTTCCCCAAGTAATAATATTTTTTGTGGAATAATCCTGAATTGTAATCAGAAGTATTTCTTGGTCACATGACTTTGGATCTGGGAATCCATTTTCAGAGGCAACCTCAATGTCAAGAGTTACCAACTTAATTTTATTGATATCAAATTTAATTTCATCCTCAGGATACTTATCAGAAATGTATTGATAAACATACCTATCATTCCCGTAGATTTTAAATCCATCTACGCTATCATACTTTTTGTAGAACTCTCTACAATCTTTTACTAATCCTGGTTTTATTGCTTCAACGTATTCACCTTCAAGTGTTTTATATTTTGTTTCTTTATTTGATTTTACAAATAAAGTTGGAGAGTATTCCTCCTTAAACATTACATGTTGCCCATTCTCATATCCGCGAACAAGAAACTTGTTCCCGATCATTTGTACGTTGGTATAAAATCTCATTTAGTTAAAGACTGGTACTTTTCAAGTAGTGTGGGTTTTGGATCTGATAGTGTAAGAATTTTATCAGAGTGTATCATAAAGATATCCTGACTGGTAAAATCTGACAACCATGCTTCTAAAGTGGGGGGAAGACCTTGTATTGGCGTAGCAAATTGATATGGTTTAGTCAATTTGCAATCGGGTTCTCCAATATCAGCAGAGACTTCTTCAATTGAGGATATTAATTTTGTGCCATCTAAAAGGCAGATTAGTTTTATATTTTCCATCATCTGCAAGTCTTACAATCGTAGTTATCATCTTCCTTTGCTGCTGATTCTTCAGGGGGATGATTCATTCCTTCGTTCCAATCCCTAGTTGAATTGATAACATCATTCTCATACATTTCAGCTAGCATATCTACTGGATCAGTAAACGTTACCACCCAATCAGATACAACAGGAACTCGTGTGCCTTTTGCAAGTGGAATCCAAGGAAAAAGACTAATGTTAAAGGAAGTTTTTCCTGGAGTTAGTTGAGTTGGTCCCTGAGGATTTTGTTCCGTTTCAGGATCAATAATATTAACAAGACAAGGTTTATAAAAATAAAATCCCGCCAAGCGATCATCAACTATCATTTCTTGAACATCAGCAATGACAAATTGACCCGTTTTAATCAATGCAATTTTTACAGACATAATTCCTCCAATCTTAAACTCAGTATAGCAATAAAAAAGAGGGGAGTCAACTGGATTTTGCCAGTTTCCCCTCCGTGGCAGAGCGCCGACGATATTCAATACTATTTAGAACCAAACTTTTCTCTTATGATGCTCTGGAACAATCTTTCCTAACTTAACTATAAGCATTCCGTTTTCAAATTTTACATCTCTTACTTCAACATCATCAGAAATAGTCCAAGAACGGTTAAACGCTCTTGTTGCTAGTCCTCTGTGCAAATACTCCGTCTCATTATTTGTTTCTTTTTGTCCCTCCACAAAAAGTTTATTGTTTTCAGTATATACAACAACTTCTTTTGGACTAAATCCTGCTAAGGCAACTTCCAAACGAAAATCTACATTCGTTTCTTTTACCAAGTTGTATGGAGGATAGTTAGTTTCTGTTTGATGTAGTGACCCAAATCTATGAAACCACTCATCCATCCCAATAGAATATTTTTCTACATCATTTAAAAATTTTTCAATGTTTGCGACTTCGTATCTTGCTAAAGTTGGATACATGTTTTTTCTCCTTTAAAAGCGAGTTTATTAGTAATGGACCCTTACGGCATCCACTACTAATTATACAAGAATACAAAAAAAGCGAGGTAATGAACCCCGCACATTTTTGTATTGTTTTCCGTACTATTTTGCAGTAGTTTCCTTCTTAGATCCAATATTATATTTTTGCTCTAAGATCCATTCTCCCTTATCCTTATAAGATAGAACTTTAATTTGATTTAGAGGTGCAATATCTGCGATTGATTCTTCATTTACAATTCCAATAAGTCCCCAATCAGCTAAAAGACGAGCAATTCTATTTCTGCGCTGAACATCATTTACAGTAAGATTAGCATGTTTACCATCAAGAGCAAACAATTCTTTAAAGTGGACAATATAGTACTTACCTTGCTTATGAAGAATGTGGCAAGATTGATAGAGTTTTTTCTCCTTTCTAGATGCAACTCCAATGCGAGTCAAAGTTTCACGAACTTTTAGGAAGTCATCTGGTTCGTTAAGAAGAACTTCCACCATCATATTGGGAGACCAATTTACTTGGGGTTCAATTGTTTGATTAGTCATTTTTTTCCGCCAGTTTCAAGTCGTTGTTTAATAAAATCGAGTTGTTGTCTTGATAAAATTTTCTAAATCTTTAACTTTATCTTTACGGAGCCAAGGAGAAAATCTCTTACGCTTCCTCAGTGTATTTATATAAAACAAATATTGCATGTCCTTATCCAGATGATGATTCATATTCATTTCATTAGCAAAAAGAATACAATCAATATGACCAGATAAACATTTATTAACAATATATGGCGGATATTCTTTCTTACAATTTGGGTCAACATCAATCAAATTTTCTTTAGTAAAATTAATTGAGTTCAACCAGTCCTTCAATTCCATAATTAAAAAGCAGTAGTTCTTTACGTTGTTTTTGCTCACGCATATATTCACCAACAGAACGCATCGTATAAGTTAAATCAAACTCAGCAGCATTCCAGTTCTTAAATCGATCCTTCACAAGTTGATCAGAATTATAACTAATCAATTGATCCATATTGTTAGCATCGCAATTAGTAGCAAACTTATCGTGATCAAATCTTTTGTGCATTGATCCCTTATTCCCATAGAGATTATCCTTAATATCATAAGGAGGATCGAGATACATAAAAGCACTCCTTTCTCCATCCATCAGATAATCGTAAGAGTAATTAGTTATACGCCAATTGGAAATTAGTTTTGCATACTCTGGCAGTTTCTCAATTCCTCGCATTGAAAAGTTGCTTTGTGATGCTTGAGCAGAAAATGATGAACTTTCTGTGAGACCAGAGAATGAACATTTATTGACAATATAGAAAGCAACAGCACGATCAAGACTTGATAGATCTTTGGCATTCACATGTTCCTTTGATTTAAGAAAAAGTTCTCTCGCAAGTTCGGGAGTATTGTAAGCAAGTTTACAATCAACCAATTCATTCTTCAAATCATTTCCAAACATCTGGAGTTGTTGCCAGAAGTTTACAAGTGGTTCATAAAGATCATTTACCCAAATTTTAAGGTTTGGATATTTTTTAGTAATATAGATTGCAACACTTCCACCACCAAGAAATGGTTCACGGAATTCATCATAATTGCGAAGGTCTGGAAAATATGGTCCCATCTTTTCACAAGCACGGGATTTTCCGCCAGGATATCTAAGGGGTGTTTTGAGAGATTTCATAATCAGGTTTGTTGTACTTCAAATATTCAAAAAAGGTAAGTTTCATTTCTTTATGAGTCATACCACAGTGCTTTGCTGCTTGTGGTAGATTCATTTTAGAATAAAAGAGACCCTCATTTGCTTCACGCACATTTTCAGGAGTTGTTTTTACGGGAACTTCAATAAGAGATGCTTTATTGATCTTAAAAGGATTCATTCAAATTCTCCAACTTTATTTGATTTAACATGAGGAGGTGTTGTATATTTTGGCACACAAGAAACCGTAATACTTGTCGATTTAGTTGCTTGTGCCATTTCTCGATATCCAGTACCAACATAAATCTGCCCACCAACTACAGCAACTGCCATAGTTCCCCAGAAAATATAATACCATCTGGACTTGACTTGATGCTTTTTGAGTTGATCAAGTTCTTCATGAATATCCTGATGATGAAACCTTAAAGGTTTTTGAATCAATTCTTTTAATTTTTTGTTTTTCACTTGAATTCACATTCGCACATAAGTTCAGTAAGAGCAGCAAGAATATTAATTTCTTGATCCGCAACAAAAGCAACTTGATACTGATATTTTGCAATAATCAGTACAGCAGCAGGAATAGATGCTGGAATCAAATTCTCATAACAAGCATCATAAACACGGCGTAACAATACAGAAGAATCATTATCCATATTATTAACTACCCATTTACGTACTTCAGTAAAGTTCTTATCTTTAAGACTTTTGATAAGTTCATTTACTGCAATATCAGCAAAGGATGCAAGAATTGCAGAGTCAATTTTTCCACCAACAGAATACCTCTGACATTCATTCAGAACTCGCCTCCAGTCTGGAAAATGCTTGTTGATCAACTCAGCAATTACTTTTTGATCATATTGAACACCTTCCTTATCCAAGATTGATTGAATTCTTTGGAAGAAACTTCCTGCAAGTAAGACTTTTTCTTTACCTTGAATTTTGAATTCAACCACAGCACACCTGGAATGTAGTGGTTCGATAATTTTATTTTTGTAGTTACAGGTGAAGATGAATCTGCAGTTACCACTAAATTCCTCAGTAAACGCCCGTAGGAGGAGTTGTACGTCGTTGGTTGTGTTATCTGCCTCATCAATGATGACGACTTTGTGTTTAGCAGTTGACGAAAGCGATACGGTCGAAGCGAAGTTCTTCGCATTGTTTCTGACAGTATCAAGGAATCTACCTTCGTCGGATCCGTTAATGACATAAAAATCTACTCCCAATTCATTACAAAGTGCTTTTGCTACAGTAGTCTTACCGCATCCAGCAGGACCAGCAAGAAGTAGATTCGGCACTTCTCCAGTATTTAGAAAGTCAATAAAGGTTTTCTTAATATTCTCAGGGAGAATACAGTCTTCAATTGTTTTGGGGCGATACTTCTCCACCCACAGAAATTCATCACGACTCATAATTTTTATACCCAATCAGGTTTTCGTTCTGGCATACGAAGATAATTAGATGCAACCCAAGGTTTGGATGCAATATACATCTTGTAAGCAGTAAAAGTGTCAATGCTTGTGTCAAGTTTATACTCATCTGGCATAGCACGGGCAAATGAAGTTACTTCTGTAATTTTTCCCTTTGGAAAAAGGTAATAAGCATCCACAAGTGTTTTGTAACAAGCATGTATCTTATTATAGCGCAAAGCATACTCATCGCACAAATTAAGTCCGTGCTTAATCAACCAATAGGCATTATGGATATTTTCCATTGCCCATTTGGTGCAGGGATGATTACGAAAAGCACCTTTTTCAGTCCTGTAAGGAGTGTTATCAGTCTTATAAAGAAAACCATACCCATGACCCCAATTATCAGATGCCACAATAGAGAGCATCTGACAGCACTCTAGGGGCATTTTAACAACGTGTTTGTCGGGTAGGCAGATAGCACTCTCAGCTGGCCAAGGAGAAGTTGCAAAAATGTTCATTATAAGGGTTGCGGACCACCAACAATTATAGCAGAAGGAACTTGTGCCTGAGCAATTTTTTTTGCTTGAGATTGACTTGTTGCATCAACCACAAGTTCTAGATATCTAGAATCTCCAGGAAGTTTGTATCTAACAGTGTATTTCATTCAAAGCTAGAATCGGGTTCCAAAGCAATATAATATGTCAGATCATAATCAGTACTCTTAAAGCGTGAAAGAAGTTTTTTAGAGACAACGACTTCATACTTTCCAGGAAGAATCTTGATATTTTCAACCTT